CCTATAGCATTAAAAAGCGATTGGGGATGCAAGCCAAGAAACATCAACGAGAAATGCGGCAAATGCAAGAACATATGATACGTATGCAAGCACAACTCGGTGGTGATAGCGCACAACCACAATATCCACAAAGTCACCAGAACGCCTATCCTTCGCCAGGTCAGCCGTCAGGCCCTGGAATGTCGGAAGAGGAACGAATACATAAGGCCGTACGCTTTGCTCTTGGCGCGAAGGAACACGAAGAGAGACAAGCTAAAGAAGCGGAACACGCAACTCATGTACACAAGCAGTATCAACGCTTGAATAATGAGTTCGACAAGGCTTCTGATAAGTACGACGATTTTGACGACGTGGTTAGAGGGGATGATATTCCTTTTACCCCACATGTGCGGGATGCACTATTACTCGTTGAAAATCCAGCCGAAGTAGCTTACCGATTAGGCAAAAACAAGTCTGAACTTGAACGAATATCTCGACTCCATCCCTTAGATCAGGCAAGGGAAGTGAACAAGCTGTCTTTTTCTTTGATGGGCGGTCAAAACGGGAAACCGTCAAGCCAAACCAAGTCTAACCCCTTGGGAACTGTCAGAGCTAATCCAGCACACTCATCCACTGCCGTTACGGACAAGACTCCTGCTTCTGTTATCAGAGCAAGGATGAAGGCTGGCACATGGAAGTGAGTCAAGGGTTTTAAGGATAAAACTCGATAGACCCCTGGACACTGCCAGGTGCCATTTAAAGGATTAAATGGAGACCTAGCAAATGGCTAACCAATTTATTACAACCGACCTGGTATCAAATACCGCGTTGGCTATGTTTGCAAACAATGCACCGTTTGTAATGACTGCATCACGGATTTACCAAGATGACTTCGTGTCTTCTGGATATAAAATCGGTGATACCTTACAAGTACGTAGACAGAATCACTTCATCGTTGGTGATGGTTCCGTTGCAACTCCTCAATCAATCATTGAAACGGTTGAAACGATTGTTGTAGCGCATCAATACCATGCTTTGATTGCGTACACTATCCAAGATTTATCTTTAAGAATCGAAGACTTCTCACGTCTGTTTATTGCTCCTGCTATTCAGGAAGTAATCACTCAGATGGAAAAAGACATCGCTTCTAGTGCAGAGCAAGAGCTAAACTTCTTCACAGGAACCGCGGGCGTTGCTATCAACTCCTTCACTACTGTCGATTTGGCTGGCGCTAAGTTGCTTGAGCAAGGCGTAAATATTGCGTCTGATGCTTACATGGCAATGACTGTTCGTGACGGTTCTAGTTTAAAAGGTGCGTTGTTAAACAACTTCACTCCTGTATTTAACGAAGACATCGTGCGTTCTTCTGCAATTGGTCACTTGTCCTACTTCGACATTTTCCAATCTCAAAACATTAAACATCATATAGCTGGTGCGGGCCCACGCCTTCATTCTGCTGATGCTTTATTGGTGAATGGTGCTGTTGCTTCTGGTAACACCATTATCATGGACGGTGCTACCTTCACTGTAACTGACTACTTCGTCGTTGGAGATTTGATTTCCATCGAGGGCGTACAATCTGTTAACCCTGTTGGTCGTGCTTCTACTGGTCAAGATATGCAGTTTGTTGTTACTGCCAATGCAAGTTCTGATGGCGCTGGTAACATCACTGTTCAAGTTGCACCAGCTATCATATCTGATACCTTGAATCCTAACCGTAACGTGAGCAATGCTATTCCTAACAATGCTCCTGTAACAATGGTTGGTAGCCATAACGTTAACGTGGCTTACCCATCACGTGGTTTGGATATCGTATGTCCTCCGCTTTATAAGTTGCAAGTTCCATATGCTTCTGTTGCGGTTGACCCTGAAACTGGCTTGTCTATTGACTTGTTGTGTGGCTTTAAATGGCACAGCCAGTATGCCACTGTCGTATTATCGTAAGGAACTGACCGATGCTAACTTGTGTGTATCACCCAATCGATTCAATGAGGGTTGTTGAAGAAGATGAAGCGGAACGCCTGATGGCATCGGGCGGTTGGTTCGATAGCCCAACAAAGGCAAAACAATATCGCTTGAAAGTAGAAGATGAAATCAAGCAGGAACAGAAGGTTGAAGAGGCGCAAGCTGCTTTACCTAAAGTTAAACAAAAGGGGAAATCCAATGAAAGATAACAAGATGGTTCAATCAAACAATGCGTTTGTGAAGGCCGAGCAAGCCAAGATGAAGAAGCACATGGGTAATCGCCCTGGCGCTCCTGCTGAAATGAAGCATTTCGATGCTTATATGAGCAATGACGGTGAAGGCGCTCAAGTGTCTGCCCGTAAATTGTGCGCAGGACTTGATGACGCTTATCCTTTGAAATAAGTCGATGCGATCGACACGTCTTTTTGATGTGTCGATTTTTCACGATTTATTAAACATAAGGATATGCTATGACTCAAATCACGAGGACTACGAACGAATTAATCATTAATTCTCTTTATCTCATAGGAGAATTAGGCGTTGGTGAAACTCCTGATTCCTTCATGCTTTCCTCTGGTCTTGAGCTTATCAACGAACTGCTCGATAAATTCGCAGCAGACAGTATTTATATTCCATACCTGGAAGAATTAAGCTTTACTATGGTTGCTAATCAGCCAACCTATAGCATTTCAGACATGGTTCCAGCAGACATAGTTTCCAATAGAGTGGTGGATTTGTCATTTGCAAATTACACGGTTCCAAGTGCTGGACAAGGTATCATTTATCCACTACAAATCATTAACAAGGCACAATATTATGGCGTTACACGCCTATTGCCTTTAAATACTCGCCCTGGATTTATCTTCCTAGATAAACAGGACACACAGAGTTTTGTGACCTTATATCCGGCACCTGATCAGCCCTATCCTTGCTTGTTAGGTGTTAAGGTCATGCTTAATAAATTGATAGCTAATCAATTATTAACCGAATTACCGCCATTTTATTACGGATTTATGAAGTATGCTTTGGCTCGAAAGTTTTTGTCCTATTATCCATCCGGCAACTGGCCTGAAACTTCTGAACAAGAGTACCAAGATTATTTCAGCACAATAAAGAATGCCAACGAGACCGATTTAACCGTGAGACCATCGGCCATATTAAGCAGACCAGAGCCTTTCTACTGGCAAAATATATTGGCCTATTAATATGACGACTAAGGCGCAAGATTATGACTTGGTTGGAAGCTATGATAACCAGCGGGTTAGCACGATTAATGCGGAACGCACGGTCAACATGTTTGAATACATGGATCCGCAAGGCAAACGCCCTAAGGTATTATTATCAACCGCAGGATTGGTTGATGCTAATCTTAATTTTGGCGCTGAAACTGGTGGCTCAAGAGCTACTTTTGTTTTTGACGACGCAATATACCAGGTTTACGGTGGCTCTGTATTTAGAACTACAGGCTCAACGGGCCTATTATCTACTACTCTTATCGGCACTCTTACCACTACCGCCGGATTTGTAGGGGTAGACGCAAACACATATCAAGTTATTTTTGTAGACGGGCAAGAAGGCTGGATTTGGGATATTAATGCAAGCACCTTTACGCAGATTTCAGACACAGGATTTCCAGCCAATCCAATTGATGTGTGTTATTTAGATGGATTCTTCTTGGTAGCTAATGGTGACACGAACACGTTTCAATTGTCATCCATAAACCAAGGAATGGTGTGGAGCGGTGGTTCAACCACGGTTCCATCCGGTACGTTTACAGCCGATGCAGCGACCGACATTCTGACATTAAGTGTCAGCAATGCAAACTTTGCGACTGGCGTTCCTGTAACCGTGCAAACAACTGGCACGTTACCCGCTCCATTGGTAGCGTCCACGACTTATTACGTTATCAGAATTGGTTCGTCCACTACCAATCCTGGAACTATTAAGTTGGCCACCAGCTATGCAAATGCTATAGCTGGTGTACCCATAGACATCACGTTAAATGGATTGCCAACGAATTCAATTGTTGTTACAGGTCAATTGCAGCTTGGTAGCATTACATCTCATCCAGGAACAATTGTCGCGTGTCGCACATTGCACAGACGAATATTTTTATTCTCTCAGAACTTTACGGAAGTTTGGGAAAACGCAGGATTAGGAACCAACCTTCCATTCAGGCGCAATAATTCATTGCTGATGGAAGTAGGAACGCCAGCACTTGGAAGTGTCACGGTTGGATTTGACCGCATGTTCTTCTTAGCTCAAGACAAAGATGGTCTTGCAGGTGTGATGGAAGTAAAGGGAACCGAGTCAATTTTGGTGAGCAACAGGGCGCTAGACTTCCAGTTGGCACAATATGCAGCAGACCCATTAACAGGCGTTGCGGATGCTCGTGGAATTCTCATTAAAGAGAACGGGCTCATATTTTATAGGCTCAATTTTACCTTAGCGAATCATACGTTTGTTTTAAATGTGACCATGAGTACAGCGGAATCGCCAAAATGGCATGAAGAAGAGGTGTTAAATCATGACAGACA